TTGTTCAGACCGACAACCCTGGTAATGGACCTTGGGAAGTAGGTAAGACGTGGCTGCAGAATGACATCGATAAAACCGTTTCTATTTGGAATGGTAGCCAATGGGTTCCTGTAGCTTCTGGTGGTGCATTTACTGAACTGCCTAAAGTTGTTTACGTTGACGCTGTTAATGGTGATGACACTTTGCTTGGTCATCGTATTAGCAACCCTAAGCGTACAATCCGTGCAGCTATTGAACAGATTAATAACGAAACCGATGATATCGGTAACGGTTCTGTTGTTATCGTTGCTCCTGGTATTTATGGAGAAACCTTCCCGATTGACATTGAAAAGAACGATGTGTCAATTGTTGGTCAATCTTTGAGGAACTGCATTATTCACCCTGCTATTCCTGCAGATGATCAAGCTGCTTATGATGTAAACGTACCTGAAGCTAATGAACTTGAGAGTATGTTCCGCGTCAATAGCGGTACTTATGTTGCTAACCTGACTCTTCAAGGTATGAAGGCTGCAGGTGCTCGTGGCGGTAACCCTCTGGATACTGACGCTACTCACGGTCTTCCTACTCAACAAGGTTGGAACTTCTCGTTCTTCCCTGGTGCAACCATTCGTAAGTCTCCTTACATTCAAAACTGCACTAACTTCTCTGATAGCCAAATTAACAACGTCAACTTCACTCCGCATGTTCCGGGTGAAGGTGCAGCTGGTGACCTTGATTCCGCTCCCTCTGGTGGTGGTATCCTTATTAACGGTGCTACTGTTGCTAATAACAGTCCTCTGCGGTCTATGGTGTGCGACAGCTACACCCACACTGCTTTGGATGGTCCTGGCATCTTTATTACTAACAACGGTTATTGCCAAGCTACTAGCTCCTATTCTTTCTTCAACCATTATCACCTCAAGTGTTTGAATGGTGGTCAGGCTAACCTTGCAGCTTCTACTACTGACTTCGGTCGGTTCTCTTTGATTGCTGACGGTCGTTCTACTACTGCTATTTTTAACGGTGCTGTTCAGTCAAATGCGAATGCAGGATCTAATGTATTCCGTGTTCATAATCTTGTAGCAGACGCTTCCTGGCATGGTAGTGCAACACGTCCTCAATCTAATATGCTGGTTGAGGTTAACGGTAATGTTTACCCAATTCTTTCGGCTACTCCCCATGGTGCTAGTAGCTGGGATGTAGAAATTAGTAATCCAGATCCTGCTAATCGTAGCAATAATCTTGGACTAATTTCTGGTGTTAATAGCAACGATCCTGTTGCGTTTTTCCTACGTTCTCAGATCGCTTCTAGCGGTCACACAATGGAGTACGTTGGTTCTGGTACTGATTACCGTGCATTGCCTGAGAACGGTGGTGTACCCGTTGAAACTAGCCAAAAAATTGTACTAAATAATGGTGCTATTTGGGCAGCTGTTACTGACCATAACGGTAAGTTTAGCGTTGGTGGTGACCAGAATACTGATCCGACGTATGAAGTTGATCAACAGCTTGGTCGGGTTTCGTTCAGAACTGGTTCACTAAGTATCCCTACTCTTATTGAGAACCTAGACACTAACGGTTTTAACATCTTTGACAGCACTGGTCATGTCAACATTAACGATGAGCTGGATGTAAACAGCAATAAGATCGTTAACGTTACTGATCCGACTGTTGCACAAGATGCTGCAACTAAGAACTACGTTGACACGTCTGCATTGCTGCTAAGCGGTGGTACAATGACGGGTAACATCACCTTTAACAGTGGTCAAACCATTGATGGGTATGTTCCTCAAACTTCTACTACTGGTTCTGCTGAACTTCCTGCTGGTGCTACTGGTGACCGCGATGGTAGTCCTAATCCTGGTTACCTTCGTTTTAACACTACTCTCACCGCATTTGAAGGTTGGGATGGTACAGCTTGGTCGTCTGTTGGCGGCGGTCTTGTACAAGTTGCTGATGACACCACACCTCAACTTGGTGGTAACCTAGACGTTCAAACCAACGCAATCAACACGTCTACTACTGACGGTGACATTGACCTTGACGCTAATGGCGCTGGTCTGATTCAAGTTACTGAGTTCAACCTCAGTCAAGTCCCGATTGTCACTCAACACGATATTGGTACTGCTGCTAACGAGGTTCCGCTTAACGGAATGCTTGGCGGTATGGCGTTCCAAGATCCGGCAAGTGTCAGTGTTGATGCTCTTACCCTTAACGGTAACCTTGGTCTAAGCGGTGCAAACTATGGCACTAGCGGTCAGTTTCTGCAAAGCCAAGGTTCTGGCAGTGCTCCGCAGTGGGCAACTGTTACCAGTGATCCGGGTGCTGAGTGGGTAACTCATGCTGATGGCGGCGGACCGCTTTCTGGTATTAACACTGTTAACTTTGATAATATTCCAGCTACTGCTCGCGTAATCTACATTACTTGTGTAGGCATAAGCTGGAACACTACAGGAGGTTATCTTGCGTTTAGATTGCGCACCAGCAGCGGTACAGTTACCACTGGGTATTTAACAACTTCAACATACTTAGCTCACGCCGCTGCTGTTAATATTGGCAATAACTCTCACGCTTTGCAATGTAACATTATTCAAGGTGCTGGCGCGAACATTAACGCTACTGTTCGGATCATAAACGTACAAGGTAATACTTGGAATATGGAAGCCATTTTTACTGATGAAAACAGTGGTCATATGATTGTAGCGAGTGGCCATATCCCATTGTCGGCTGCCTTGACTGGAGTTACTATGTACCAGACTGGTGGCATGAGTTTTGACGACGGTCATATTCAATGTCACTACATTCAGGATTGAATCTCATGAAACAACTAAACATTAACGTACAAACTGGGGTGCAAGAAACGGTCAGCTTAAGTAATGAAGAAGTTACAGAACGTGAGGTTTATGTTCGTGATGTTCTGCCTGTCGAACAAGCAGCTGCACTGCGTTTTAAGCGCAACCAACTCCTAGCTGAAACTGACTACCTCGCCCTTGCTGACGCAACTCTTACCGATGAAATGAGGACTTACCGTCAAGCGTTGCGCGACCTTCCAGCAAACACTACTGACCCTGCCAACCCTGTTTGGCCTACCAAACCGGAGGTTAACTAATGGCAATCTCACAACTTTACCCCACCCAACGCCCTGCGCTGGACCTTAACTTCGCTCGGCAAAAGCGTCTGGACTCTCGTGTAACTTTCACACGCGGGTCCACCGCCACTTACGTTGGCAGCGATGGACTGATTAAAACTGCTGCAAGTGGTGAAGCACGGTTTGACCACGACCCAGCGACTGGTGAGAGTCTTGGATTGTTGGTTGAGGAGAGTAGGACGAATAGACGCAAATATAGCAATGACTTCTCATCTAACGTCTACGTGGCTACTGGAGTAACAGTTACACCAAATCACTCTTTGTCGCCAGATGGATCCATCACTGCAACTTTAGTTTCTGATACAGCGACAACTTCTGCGCACCTGCTTGAAGGTTTTAGTAAAACAAACAGTAGATTCACAACAGTTACTGGAGAAAACATTACTTGCTCTGTTTTTGTTAAACCTGTTCAAGGTACTCAGTACATACGTCTTCTTAACAGGCAAGTCCCTAACGCATTTGGTCGGGGATATGTAGCTTTTGATGTAGTAAATAAAACCGTATCTTCTAGTGAATCTTCCTATGGCGTTATTCCGTATGGCAATGGTTGGTACAGAATTTGGTTTTCATTTACAGCGCCGGGAAATGAAACAGTTTCCCAGAGAATCTCATTTGCTGGTGGAACAAGTTATTTGGGTGGGAATGATTCATTTTTGGTGTTTGGAGTTTGCGTGGAGAATGGCTCCTTCCCCACCTCCTATATCCCCACCACCACTGCCACGGTAACCCGCTCAGCAGACGTAGCCAGCCTCACCAACTCCAGCATCTACGACACCGATAGCTTCACCATCCTCAACGAACCCTTTGGTTCAGCGGCTGGTGCGTCCACGTTGTCGCTGGTTGGCGCCGGTGAAACGCCGATTAAACGCACGGCTGTCTACAGCCAAAACCTGACTCAAACCCAAATCAACGCCAGTGTCGGCAAGACCGATGAGTTCTGGCGGTGGCGGATCCTTGGTAGCAGCTTTGGTCTTCCCCAATTTGTTACTGATGGTCAGGTAACGGTTGACTGGGGTGATGGAACGGTTGAAACCTTGACCACCAGTGACCACACGTTTACCAATGGTGGCGGGTATCACGAGATTGGTTTCAGATTGGATAGTGGAACTTATTTCCGCCCTTATATCGCCAACAACGCTAGTCATGACACAAAAGTGGTGGCACTTGGTCCTGCTCCAGAAAGCATGGTACTACACGGAGAGAGAAGTTTTTGGGGTTGCAGCAATCTTGAATCTTTTGATGCAACAGTTGATGCAACAGGTGGCGCAAGTTTCGGCCGCGCTTGGCAAGAATGCGCCAACCTAACTAGCTTTCCGCTGATTGATACGTCTGGTGTGAGTGATTTCGGTGCAGCTTGGTACAACTGCAACAGTCTTACCAGCTTCCCACTGATTGATACGTCTAGTGGAACTGGCTTTAGCAATGCTTGGCGTCTATGTACCAGCCTTACTAGCTTTCCGTTAATTGATACGTCAAGTGGGACTAGCTTCGAAAGAACTTGGCAAACCTGCACCAGCCTGACTAGCTTTCCTGCCAATTTCTTCGACTCTTGGGCTGGTACACCAGCCAACAACTGCTTTGCTAACGCATGGGACGGCTGCACCTCCCTCACCGCCACCTCTGTCGAAAACATCCTTAACAGCATCGACACCTCTGGTCAATCTGCTCCTGCCT